ATTACTTTAACTGGTAGTATTTCAAATTATAATTGGTCAAAGTTTTCAGATGTAGATTTACATTTAATAATTGATTTTAAACAAGTAGATGATGATAGTGATTTTGTAAGAAATTATATGTTAGCTAAAAAATCTATTTGGAATAATAAACACGATATTACAATATACGGATTTCCTGTAGAAGTTTATGTAGAAAACGTAGGTGACCCACACGTAGCGTCAGGTTTATATTCAATTTTAAAAGATAAATGGTTAGTAGTACCAAAGAAAAAAGAATTACAAATAGATTTACAAGATATTCGTTCAAAAGCTGAAGGTTATTTAGGTTCAATACCAGTACTACAAAAATTGATGAAAGAAAAGAAGTATGATGAAGTAGTTGAAATGGTAGAAAAGATTCAAGATAAACTCAAAAGAATGAGAAGTTCTGGATTAGAAAGAGGTGGAGAGTTTTCAGTAGAGAATCTAGCATTTAAAGCTTTAAGAAGGTCTCCTTTTATCGCGGATATTATTAAAATGAAAGAGGATGCTTATGATAAAAAGATGACAATGAAAGAAAATTTATTAGTTACAAACAAACCGTACAACGGAAAGGAGTTATTATTAATGGGAGGAGCTTATGGTCATATGAATCATCCCTTTGATGACAAAAATCTTACATTTTCAGATTTAAAACAGATAATTATTAATGGACTCGGCGGTAAATTAAATCGAGAAGATGGAGTTACAGAGAAACTTGATGGTCAAAATTTAATGGTTTCTTGGGTAAATGGAAAATTAGTTACAGCTAGAAATAAAGGTCAATTAAAGAACTTTGGTTCATCAGCAATGGATATAAAAGGTGTTGCATCTAAGTTTGCAGGTAGAGGTGATATTAGAGATGCATTTGTATTTGCAATGAAAGATTTGAATAAATCAATAGGTTCTTTATCTGATAAACAGAAAGAAAAAGTATTTGGTAATGGTAAACGATGGATGAATTTAGAAGTTATGTATCCAGCGTCTGCTAATGTTATAGATTATGATAAGGCACAAATAGTATTTCACGGTACATTAGAGTATGATGAAAGTGGTAGAGCTATTGGACAACCTAAAGATTCAGCTCGTATGATGGCAGGGATGATTAAACAAGTTAATCAAAATGTACAAAAACATTATACAATAGGTAAACCGCAATTTTTAACAATACCTAAAGTACAAGATTTTGGTAAAAAGAAAAATACATATTTAAATAGATTAAAAAAGTTACAAAATCAGTATAAATTAAAAGACAATGATACGTTATCTAAGTATCATCAATCATTTTGGGAAGAATTTATATTTAATGCATCAAAACAACATAAGTATAAGATACCAAATAAAATTTTAATTAATCTAACTAGGAGATGGGCGTTCTCTGATAAGTCATATAAGATATCAACGATAAAAAAAGATATAAAAGATAAGAAATTTCTTGATTGGGTATTGTCATATGACAAAAACGACCATCAAAAACAGATAAAAAATAATATGAAACCATTTGAAGTACTGTTTTTTGATGTAGGTGCTGAAATACTAAAAAATGTTAGTGGTTATTTAGCCGCATCACCTAAAAAGGCAGTACAAAAAGTAAGAAAAAATGTAATTGCGGCAATAAGTAAAATAGGTAAAGGTGGAGATATTAAAAAGATACAAACTTTAGTACATCAACTTGAAAAATTAGAAGCAATTGGAGGATTATCTTCGATTGTACCATCAGAAGGTATAGTTTTTAAGTATAAAGGTAAAACATACAAGTTTACGGGTGCTTTTGCTCCAGTTAATCAAATATTAGGTTTATTACACTTTTAAGGAAAAGGTTATGGCAAATTATAGTAAAGAAAATGAAAGACAAAACAAAGCGTTAAAATCAATTTTACGTGGAGAAACACCTGAAAAAAGAATATTCATTGCACAAGAAGATTTAGAATTTAAAAAGAAGTTGGCTGATGAAGCTAAGAAAGAACAAAAAAGAATTGATGAAAAATTAGAGGTAACTAAAGAAGCTCGAATGCCGTGGTTTTGTCCTGATTGTAAAAAAGTGATGAAAAAACGGTTAGATAACAAAATGTGGTATTTATATACTCATTGTTTTGATTGTCAAGTAGAAATTGAAAATAAAATGAGAATAGATGGTACATTTGATGAATGGGCTACTAAAAAAGTAATTGCGAATAAATTATCTTGGATAAAAGAACAAAGACAAGGCCTTTTAGAATTTAAAAATCAAAAATCTCCAGAAGTATACAATCAAGTTGCAGCTGATGGTCATACTCTTGATAAGGAAAAATGGAATATTGATTTTGAAAATATGCAACAACAAGCAGATGAAGCATTAGAACATCTACAAAAAATAGAAGATTCTTTAAAGTAATATATTTATATATAGAGAAATAACATTAATTAATTAGGAGAAATTAAATGGCGAGAACAAATATAGGGATGCATGACACATCTCATAATGCGTGGCCAACATATACAAATACAGGAGAGTATAATAGTATAACTAAAGTAGCATCAAGTACGAGTATAGCCTTTACTGGTTCAGAGGCCGGTGCAGCATTTATATGTGAGAATGTAAGTAATGTTGTTATTCACCCGATGAATGGTGGTGATTCAATACCAGGAACTTCTTTAACCGCAGATACATTATATCCAATTGCAGTAAAACAGGTAGTAATTGGTAGTAGTGGAGTAGTTTACGTTTTACATAAATAATATGAAACGAAACTCAAAAGGACAATTAAAAGATGTAATAAAACAGGAGTACGTAAAATGTGCGTCCGACCCAGTTTATTTCTTGAGAAAATATTGCATGATACAACATCCAATACAAGGAAAGATACCGTTTAATCTTTATAATTTTCAAGAAAAAACAGTTGAAGAATTTGTTCAACATAGATTTCAAATTATATTGAAAGCTAGGCAATTAGGTATATCTACATTAACTGCTGGATATTCTTTATGGATGATGACGTTTCATCAAGATAAAAACATCTTGGTAATTGCTACAAAACAAGAAGTAGCAAAAAACTTGGTAACAAAGGTTCGTGTGATGCACGCAAACTTACCGAGTTGGTTAAAACAACCTTGTGTTGAAGATAACAAGTTAAGTTTGAGATACAAGAATGGTTCTCAAATAAAAGCTGTTGCTAGTGGAGATGAAGCAGGTCGTTCTGAAGCATTGTCATTATTAATACTTGATGAGGCGGCTTTTATTGATAGTATTGATACAATATGGGCAGCAGCATCTCAGACGTTATCAACTGGTGGACAATGTATAGCACTTTCAACACCAAATGGTGTTGGTAATTGGTTTCATAAAACTTGGACAGATGCAGAAGATGGTTTAAATGAATTTAATTTTACAAGACTTCATTGGACGGTTCATCCAGATAGAGAACAAGAGTGGAGAGATGAACAAGATAAGTTATTAGGTCCTTCATTAGCAGCACAAGAATGTGATTGCGACTTTATCACTTCAGGTCAATCAGTAATTGATGGTGTTATTTTAGAAGAGTATAGAACAACACAAGTACAAGACCCGGTTGAAAAAAGAGGTATAGATAGTAATGTTTGGATTTGGAAACAACCAGATTATACAAAAGATTATATAATATGTGCTGATGTTAGTCGAGGTGATAGTACTGATTATTCAGCATTTCATATAATTGAATTAGAAAATGTAGAACAAGTAGCAGAATATAAAGGTCGTTTAAGTACACGAGATTATGGTAATTTATTAGTTAATATAGCGATAGAATATAATAATGCATTACTTGTAATTGAGAATAACAATATTGGTTGGGCAGCAATACAACAAGTGATTGATAGAGAATATGATAATTTATTTTATATGTCAAAAGATTTAAAATATGTAGATACACATAAACAGATAAACAACAAAATTAATAGAATGGAAAAAGATGTAATCCCAGGGTTTACTCTAACACAAAAGACAAGACCTTTGGTAATTTCTAAATTAGAAGAATTTTTTAGAGAAAAATTATCAATAGTACGTTCTCAACGGTTAATTGATGAATTGTTTGTATTTATATATAACGGTAATAGAGCAGAGGCAATGAGAGGATATAATGATGACTTAGTAATGTCTTATGCTATGGGATTGTGGATAAGAGAAACTGCTTTGAGATTAAGAGCAGAAGGTATAGAATTACAAAAGAAAGCTGTGAGTAGCATAAACTCAAATGTTGGTGTATATACACCGGCAGATAATAAAAATGAATCTTGGGTTATGAATGTAAACAAAGAACAAGAATCATTAGAATGGTTAATTAAGTAAGAGGTAAAAAATGGCTGATACAGGTCTATATAATAGATTAAGACGATTATTTTCAACAAATGTAATTGTTAGAAACGTAGGTGGAAAACGATTAAAAGTTTCCGATACAAGTCGTACGCAATCTGTAGCAAAAAATAATCTTATTGATAGATATCAGAAGATATTCACTGGTGCTGGTTTAAGTGGTTATTCAGATTCGTTACTAACGAAGTCAATGAGATTAAATCTTTTTAAAGATTATGAAGCAATGGACAGCGATGCAATTATTGCATCTGCACTCGATATTTATGCAGACGAATCAACAATGAAATCAGAATATGGAGATGTTTTAGAAATTAAAACTGATAATCAACAGATTAAAGAAATATTACACAATTTATTTTATGATATAGTTAACATAGAATTTAATTTATGGCCTTGGGTTCGTAATATGTGTAAGTATGGTGATTTCTTTTTGAAATTAGATATTGATGAAAGATATGGTATTACTAACGTAGTCCCATTATCAGTATATGATGTTTCAAGAATGGAAGGATTAGACCCTGAAAATCCAGAATATGTTAAATTTTTAATTGAATCGACAACATCTGAACATAGATATAAGTCAGAACGTTCTGCTACACGAGAAGAGTTAGAAAATTATGAAGTAGCACACTTTAGATTACTATCTGATTCTAATTATCTACCTTATGGTAAATCACAAATAGAGGGTGGTAGAAAAACTTGGAAACAAGTTTCATTAATGGAAGATGCTATGATGATTCATAGAATTATGAGAGCACCTGAAAAAAGAGTTTTCAAAATTGATATTGGAAATATACCACCAGCTGAAGTTGATAATTATATGCAAAAAATTGTAAGTAAAATGAAAAAAGCACCTGTAGTTGAAGAAGGTACAGGTGATTATAATTTGAAATACAATATGCAAAATATTACAGAAGATTTCTTCTTACCTGTTAGAGGTGGAGATAGTGGAACACAAATAGATTCATTACCTGGTTTGACATATGAAGCTACAGAAGATATTGAATATCTTAAACATAAACTTTTATCTTCATTGAGAATACCTAAAGCGTTTTTAGGATTTGAAGAACAAATTGGTTCGAAAGCTACTTTAGCGGCAGAAGATGTTAGATTTGCAAGAACAGTTGAAAGAATACAAAGAATAACAATATCAGAGTTAACTAAGATTGCTATTGTTCATTTATATTCACAAGGTTACCAAGATGCAGACTTAGTTAATTTTGAATTAGAATTAACAAATCCATCTACAATCTATGAACAAGAAAAAATTGAATTATGGAATAATAAAACACAATTAGCATCTTCTATGATACAAGATGGTTTAGTATCTTCAGAATGGATTTATAAAAATATATTTGGATTTACAGATGAAGAAGTAAAAGAACAAGATAATCAGATTGTATTTGATTATAAACAAAAGTATAGACGTTCGCAGATTGAACAAGAAGGAAATGACCCACAAAAAAGTGGACAATCAGTAGGTTCACCAGCTGATTTAGCAATGGGTAGAACAGGTCACGAATTAGATGATTTAGGTCCTGAGGGTGGTTCACCGGAAGGTGGTTGGAATGGTGCAGGTAGACCTAAAGAACCTAATAAATATGGAAAAGATAGTGGAGCAAGAGGTAGAGACCCACTTGGAGCTCACGATAAGAAAAAAGGTGGTAGTAGTTCACCTAAATATGGTAGACCTTTAGCTTTAGCCCATTTCGATAGATTGAAAAATTCAATGAAATTTAACAAAGTTGATAAAAAAATAATTAGTGAAACATCAGAAGTTGAAGAAGATTACAAAAAAGAGGTAAGTTCTTTAACAGAAGACACTTCAGTTGACTAATTATTACTTAACTTTATATTTATTTATGAGTAAATACACATACATATGGAGTAATTTATAATGGCTCGAAAATTAAAACATTCTAAGATAAAGAATACAAGTATTCTTTTTGAATTATTAACAAGACAAATAACAGCAGACGTTTTGGCCGGAAAAAGTACCAAATCTGTTAAAATGGTAAAAAAATACTTTAATGAAAATACAGAACTTGGAAAAGAACTCCAGTTATATCGTATTCTATCAGAAAAACAATACCAATCAGAGGCTAGAGCTAATGATATATTAGAAATGGTGCTGTCTTCAAGAGAAAAGATAAATAATTCCAACCTCCGTAACGAAAAATATAATTTAATTAAAGAAATTAAAGAAAATTATAATGTAAATGATTTTTTTAACGGTCGTATCGCGAATTATAGATTACTTGCTTCAATTTATAATGTATTTCAGACACAAAATACACCTACAGTTTTTAACCCAGAAGAAACTATTAATTCTAAATTTACTATAATAGAACATATTACAAGTAAAAAAGTCGGTGAAAAAGAAATAAAAGAAAAAGTAATAAAAGAATATACTAAAAAAGATAAAGATTTAAGATTACTTGCTTATCAAATTCTTGTAGATAAGTTTAATCAAAAATACAAAACATTAAATGAATCACAAAAAGGTTTACTTAAACATTATATCAATAATATAAGTAATACAAACTCTTTAAGAGAATTCGTAGATTCAGAGGTTATTAAAATTAAAAAAACATTAAACATACACTTACCAAAAGTTACAGATGAAATTACTAAAATAAAATTAACAGAAGCTATTAATCAAGTTGGTAATTTAGCAAAAGGTAAAGTAGTAGATGAAAAACAAGTTTTAACTTTGATGAGATATTATGAATTGGTTAAGGAGATTGAAAATGTCCACGAAAGTTAAACTCGAACATTTAAGAAATTATATCAAAGAAATTATAAAACAAGAATTGAAACTACAAGAAGCATCTGCAACGAGTGCGATTGATGGTGGTGAAGGTCCACCAAAAACCCCTTATGCATTTCAAGGGAAAAGAAAAAAAGATAAAGATAAAGAAAAAACGATAGCAACTAATTCTACTGGATATAAAAAAGTGAATGAAGTTAAGTTTCACGTAAGAACTGATTTTGGTAGTGTATTAGTTGATGCTAATGGTAAAGGTGAAGCTTTGATGAAAGTAGCTAAGGCACTTAAAGGTGGTCGTTCACAAGTTAAAAGTGTTAATAGAGTTGGTGTATCTCAAGCGAAACAAGTTGATAAAAAAATTGAATCTGTAAAGGAGATTAAGGTGAAGATGGAACATTTACAAAAATTAGTTAACACATATGGTACTAAAAAAGTTAAAGAAGCTTTAACTGAATATTGGTGGGATGATTTAAGTGATGAAGAGAAAGATGATTATGTAGATAAACACGGTGAAGCACCTAAACGTAGAGGTTCTACAAAAGATAAAGCAAAATCTCCAGAAAAGAAAAAACAAGAACCTGAAAAGAAAAGTATAATGACAGGTAAAGGTCGTAAGAAGAAACCAAATCCAAAAAAATGGGAAGATATAAAAGCTGGTGATGTGTATAAATTAAAGAGTGGTGAATTGATGCATGTAATAAATTATGGTGATAATCATATACAAACTATTATTCATCCAAATCCAGAACATACAAGTGTTAGTGGTGGTAAGAAAAGAAAAAGAACAATGAATTTTGCAAAACCTGGAAAATCTCAATATAAACCAGGATTTAATCCCAAAACCGCAACTGTAAAACAACGAATAAGAAATACAATAAATTCAATGCCCTTTAACTCGATAGATAAGTCAACGGGAAGAAAAGATGAATCTATAACTGAAGGAAAATATCACGATTACAGAAATGATGAATCACTATCACCAAAACAAAAAATTGGGTACTCGATGAGAGAAGTTCGAGATAAATTAAACGAGTTAGATAAACTTGTTAAAATGAATGTGAGATTTAAAAACGAAGTAGGAGTTGATTCTACATCCTATTGGAAAAATACTCACAATGCAATGAAAAAAATTAGTGAAAGGTTAGTAAAACTAGCAAACAAAGTCGGTCAACTTTATTAATCTTCACTATGAAGAATCCATCTTGGAATAAA